GTCTTATGTACGCCGCTAAAAGAGTTCGCGGCGCCTGTCGCGGGTCCTTCCAGCGATGCGGCGACGCCCACCCATTACGGCGACACCAGCGAAATATAGACTGACGCATCATTAGCCATGACAGATCAACGACAGCGAGTCACGGACAGGGCCCGGCAACGGGAAGCGCATCGCGTTGTCAAGCGCCGGAAGCCCAAGTCGATCAAGCGCCGACAGCGGCTCGAGAAGGATCCTGAACAGTGGCTGAAGTATTACTTCCCGACAGCCTACCGGTTGCCGTTCGGCAGACCCCACAAGGAGATGATCATGCGGGCACAGTACGCGGTGACGGCCGGCGGTAGCTTCGCAGTCGCCGGCCCGCGTGGGTTCGGCAAGTCGGTTCTCTTCTGGGGGCTCTGTCTCTTCTTCCTGTTCACTGGAGCATCGCTCTTTCCCGGGTACCTGCCTTGGAACGCCGTGGCGCAGAAACGTGGACTGCGGTTCTGGAAGAATGCGCTGTGTTTCAACCGGCGCCTGGCGGCCGATTACCCGGAACTGTGTGACCCGTTCATCGTCTCGCGGGGATCCGCGCAGCGTTGCCTGGCCCTGGTATGGGATGACGGGTCACCGACAGGAGCGAAGATCAACATCTCTGAAGGGCTGATCATTCTACCGGACAGTCTGGGTTGTCTCGGTTCGGCGACGATCAACGGGAATCCTCGAGGGCTGAACCTGCCGACGGAGGATGGCGGTGTGCTTCGGCCGGATGTGCTGTTTATCGACGATGTCCAGGACAAGGAAACGGCCAGAAGCGCCACGTTGGTGGCGAACACGATCGACGTGATCGATACGGATGTGATGGGTATGGCGGGCCCTGACACGGTTCTGCCGGCGCTGATGGCTTGTACTGTCCTGGCTCCGGATGATGTGTCCTCGCATTACCTGGGTCCGGGTGCTCCGGATTGGGATGCCTATCTGATTCCCCAGATCGAGAAATGGCCACGAGGCTGGACTGCGAAGAAATCTAAGACAAAAGCTCTGTGGGATGAGTGGAACGAAGTCCGACTGAACGGTGCCGCGAAGCGAGATCGGGGGAAGTCTGCGAAAAGGTTCTACCTGAAGCACAAGAAAGCGATGACCGTTGGGATGAAGGTGAGTTGGCGGCATCGCTACGATAAACGCAGAGGGCAGCCTGACGCGCTATACGCGGCGATGTGGGATTACTATCGGCTCGGGCACCGGGCATTCATGGCGGAGCGCCAGAATCAGCCGGAACGGCCAGGCACACAGATCTATGTGATCACATCGAAGATCGTGGCGGGGAAGGTCTGCGGTCTGGCTGCCGGCGAGATCCCGGAGGCCGGCCGGACGCTTGTGGGATTCTCGGACATCAACCGTGCAGGGCTTCACTGGTGCTTGGTGTCCTTTGCCCAGGACATGACGCCACACGTCCCGGCGTATGGGAAATATCCACAACGCGGAGATCTCTGGGAGCAGAACGCTCCGGAGCAGGTCCGCAAGAAGGCAATCTATGCCGGGCTGACGCAGCTCTGTACGACGCTGGGGGAAACACAGTTCAAGAGAGGGAGCGCCCGGGTTCCGATTTCGCTCTTCCTGGTGGACCGTGGCTATGAGCCTGAGATTGTCCATCGCTTCATCATGACGGCGAAGGTCGGATTCCCGCTGTTGCCCAGTCGTGGCTATGCGGCTCACAAGTATTTCGTTCGGAAGGCAACTCTCGTTGGTGTTCCCCGCGAGAATTGTCACATGACAGAAAGTCAGTTCGGCCGATTCATCAGCTCCAGTGCTGACTACTGGCGCGAGATCGCACAGCGTTCCTGGCTCGGGAGTCTGGGCGAGCCCGGGACGGCCACTCTTTTTGGTGACGACCCCCGCATGCACACGCGTTTCTCGGACCATCAGTGTGCGGAGAAGCTCGTTAACAAGTACCAGACCGATATCGGGATCCGGTGGGAATGGACCAAGGAGCCGGGCCGTCACAACGACTTGGGAGACGCCTACGTGGGGTGTTGGGTAGCTGCGGCCTTTCTTGGGTTGCGATCAGATGGGATACCAGTAGCACAACCGAAACGGAAAAAGAGAAGGAGAGTGACGCATGTCAAAATCTAGTTCTACAACCAGGAAGAAGGCGGGCAAGAAGAAACCCGCCAAGCGGAAGCGGCCCTATGTCCAGGTTCCAGTTGCCACGGATCCTGGTGTGCCATGCCGGCACTGTGGCCATCTGTACGATCACACCGTCACGAACACCTACCCGAACGGCAACCGCCGGGTGTTATGCGGCAGTCCGGATTGCGGGAAACCGTTTGTGATTATCCGCGTCCAGGGAGAGTGCTCGGGATGAGCGGCCGCCGATCAAAGAAGCTGAGGAAAGAGCTGCGCAAAGCATTCCAGGGGAAGCATCGTGAGCTGTTCAATCGGATCTGTGATATGCCCCTGAAAGAGCGCCTGAAGGCTGCTTGTCGTATTCTCTTCAGGCGGAAGTTTCCTGCCGTGCGGGCCTGATTTGCGGCTCTCATGGGGGAAATCGTCCCAGAAAAAGATTTATAGAATCTATAAATCTTCTGCTCTGAGGGGGTTGACAGCTCTTCGCGTATAGGTCCAACATATAGTGTGTTCAAGACGCGAATCAGCGTAAATGGTCAACATGATGTACTGACCGACGATCGTAAGGAACGCAAGATGAGCTTCTAGCTTTCATCTCAAAGTGAGCCGGGAGAGCAGGAGAGCGCACTCCTGTAAATCCCATCGAGGATTTGACCGGGCTGTGTGGGCGCCCATATCCACACGCCCGGTCTCTTTTTTTCCCGGCTCATGTTCCTTCGGGGGATACGATGGCAGTCACTGTCGCAACGGCTGAAGCAGCGATCACGGCGATCCAGGACAGCGGGCAGTCTTTCACGCTGGATGGCGTCACGTACACGCAGGCGAATCTCAGCGCGCTGATTGCCCTGCGCGATCGTCTCAAGGCAGAGACCGAACGCAGCGCTGGCACACGACCCACAATCCGTGGATGCAAGTTTACGGGCATGGGCTACTGATGGCAAAAGCACCCACAAAGGCACAGATTCAGAAAGCAGCCCGGGCATGCGGAGTCAGTACCAAGGGCACCAAAGCCGAGATCGCACGACGTATTACCCTCTTCGGCTACAACGCTGTCGAGGACAAGGGCCGGCGCCAGGCACCGCAGACGAAGGTGAAGCATGAGTCCCTGGTCCTGACCCCGAAGAAACGGAAGCGGCTGCAGGCAACTGCCCAGGACCAGGTACGCAATCTCTCGCTGGTGGCGTGGATGGTCCGGAAGCACCTGGACTATGTAGCGAAATTCCACATCAACTTCCGGACCGGAAAGGCCACTGTCGATACCCTCGTCAATCGCATCTTCCGGTGGCATGGGGCTCCAGGGAATTTGGACATTTCGCAACGGTTCGGCAGGGATGAGATGTTTCGGCTGTTCGAAGCGGAGAAGGTCGTTGCCGGTGATGCAGCCTTTTTGAAGTTGAAGAAGCTGAAACTGCAGGCGATCGAATCCGATCTCATCGCGAAAGCGAACTACAGGGGCAAAGAAAAGGTCAACAGTTCCGGTTTGATTATTGATAAGCAGGCCGCCCCCCTGAAGTTCTGTATCTGCAACCGCGGCGCGAATGGTCGCCGGGTGGTGTTCGATCACTTGGAGCCGGCTTCGAACGTGATTTTCGATGCGTACTACACGCGGTTTGGATCGCAGTTCCGTGGGGTGTCCCCCCTCTCGACGGCCATCAACATGATCCAGGACACCCATGAGGGATTCGAGTGGAACCAGATCAAGGCGAAGATGCACGCGATCTTTGGCATCGCGATCATGCGAAAGACGGACGGGACTCCGGACTTCGGTGGTGCTGGCGGGGCAACATCGGAGACGGCAAGTGCCGATGAACAGGACAATGACAGCCATTTGGATCTGGACCCTCGCACAGTGAATATCCTGGATCTCAATCCCGGCGAAGACGTCAAGCCGATCGAGAGCGGGACGCCTTCTTCGGAATTCGTGGACGGTTCGTATCTCTTTATCCAGATCGCAATGCTGGCACTGGATATTCCGATTACCTGTTTTGACAGTCGTCGCTCTTCGTTCTCTGCCCGGATTGCGGATCTGAATGAGTACGAGGTCTCCTGTGATTCGAAGCGGACGAAAAACCGCTATGTCCGAAAAGACTACAGCGACTGGGTGCTGGCGAGCATCTGGAAAGATCCTCGTGATCCGTGGAGGCTGAAGGCAGCTGCAGAGAAGGCGAAGATGAATCTTCGGGACCTGCAGGAAGCGTTGGAGTGGACGCCATCCGGATCCCCGTGGCTGGACAAATTCAAACAGATCCAGGGCGACCAGCTCGCGATCGAGATCGGCGAGGACAACATCATCGACGCCTGCCGGCGGCGGGGCCAGGACTACTTTCGGAATATCGACATGCAGAAACTGGCCCTCAAGTACGCGAAGAAACAGGGCGTCCCGATCATGGTAGGCAGCACCCGCGGGAAGACGGTGGAGCAGGTGATCGCGGATGCGGTGGCGGCCGGGAAGGAGAATGAGGATGAGTGAGACGCGTTGGATGAGCAGCGGTTTTCTGAAGGCGGCCCCGACGGGGGTCATAGATCCAGAACAGGGGGTGATCGAAGGTGTCAGCGTTTGCACGGTTGGAGAAGCCACGGGCCACTGTGTCCACCTTGATAACGAGTTTCTTGCACGGGTCCAGGAACTCGGAAATGCCAAGCGCCAAGGGCTCAAAGCACGTTTTGGACACCCGAATATGTGCAGCACCGCCCTCGGCTCTTTCATCGGACGATTCAAGAACTTCCGGAAAGGGACAACCCTCCGCGACGGAGAAGAAGTCGAGTGTGCGCTCGCCGACCTCTTTGTGAGCAATGAGGCGAAGGAAACGCCCCACGGGGATCTCCACCAGTACATCTTCGGAATGGCCGAAAATGAGCCCGACATGTTCGGTACATCCATCGTCTTCACGCGTGGCCGCAACTACAAGCGCACGAAGGGCGGCAAGAAGATCTATCACCCCGGGTGGAGCCCGGAAGGCGACGAAACGGTCGATGAGCACCAGAAACGCCGTGACGAATGGCGAGACACACCCGGGCCTATGTACGTTGAATGTGAAGCTCTCCACGCCTGTGACGCCGTAGATGAACCAGCAGCCAATGACGGTCTCTTTTCCCGATTCTCGCAGGAGACCATTGCCGGGCAGATCACCGAGTTTCTCGATCTCCATCCGGGTGTGTTCAAAGCAATCGAGGCGAACCCGTCGATCCTGGAGGCGCTGGCGCGCTATGGGGATAAGGTCGATGAGTTCATGAACCGCTACCGGGAGTACCGGGAGCACAACCAGGAGGACGCCATGTCCGACGAGCCCACCCCCAGCGCGGAGTCGCTGGAAGCTGGCGCCCCGGAGAGAGCGGAGCCCGAGGCTCCTGAAACCCCGGCGGCAGAACTCGAAACCCCGGCAGAAGAGCCTGCGACAGAGCTCGCAGAGCCCGAGACGCCGGAACCCGCGGAGCTTGAAACCCCGGCAGAGCCCGGAGAGGAAGAGCTCACGGAACCCGCAGCCGAACCGGAGGACACTCCCCCGGAACAGGCCGCAGAGCCTACGCCTGGCGAGAGCCTGGCCCGTGACGAGTTCACCCGCATTGCGGATGAGTTCGGGGCCGATATCGCCGTGCAGACAGCGCGTGACGGGGGCACCTACGAGGATGCCCGCGAGCTGCATTACAAGGCTCTGGATGAAGAGAATGCCACGCTGCGCGCGCGGGTCGCGGAGCTGGAAGGGGCCGAGGGTGCTACCCCGGCCGCAGTGACGGAGGAAAAGAAGGCGAAGAGCGTCTTCCGCGGCAGCCGTCAGTAAGCGGTTTCCGTGCGTGTTCGGAGAATGAAGGACAAGGAAGGAAGGTAATCAGCAATGGCTGAAGCATTCAACACACTGGCACAGCTGATCTATATCAACGATCAGAACCTGGCGGACCTGGACGTAACGGACCTCTTAGAGGACGCACCGTTGCTCCAGGTGATTCTGGCTGTCAATTCCAGCAACGGAACACAGCACAAGTACCTGAAACAGACGCTCACCAGCTCGGCAGCGTTCCGGGCGGTCGGCGCCGGCCTGACCAAGACGCCGTCCCAGGATACGCTGGTCACCGACACCCTCAAGATTCTTGACGGGTCGTTCGATTGTGACCTCGCCCTGGCCGACGCGTTCAAGGCCGGGCGCGATGCGTACCTGCAGCGCGAGCTGATCAGGACGCTGAAGCGCCAGATGTTCCAGGTAGAATCGCAGATCCTGCTCGGCACCGGCAACGATGCCGGCGGGTTCGCCGGCCTGGCCGACGACGGGCAGCTCGACGCCGTCGCCGACACGATGGTCTACAATGGCGGCGGCACAACCGCTGACATCAACACTTCGGTGTATCTGATTCGCTCCGGCGAGAACGATTGCGCCGTGGTTCTGGGCAGCGACGGGGACGAAGCCCAGGGCACGATCAAGGTCGAGGATCCGGTCGTGATCGAGAAAGTCGTAGACCCCGGTACCGACAACAAGACCTACCCGGCTCTGTATGTCGCCGCCGAAGGGTATATCGGCTTCCAGATCGGCGGAGCCTATTCCGCGGCCCGGATCGCGAACATCAACGGCACGGATGCCAACGCGAGTCTCGATGATGACATGCTGTTCGAGGCGCTGGCGCTCTTCCCGAGCGGCCGGCAGCCCACGCAGATCGCGATGAACCGTGCGGCGCAGAAGATGCTTCGCGCATCGCGCACGGCCACGAACGCCACCGGCGCCCCGGCGCCGCGGCCCACCGAGGTCGAGGGCATTCCGATCGTCGTGACCGACGGGATCACGAGCACCGAGGCGGTGCTGGCGTAGTCGCGCCCATGGGCGGATTGGATTGTTGACTGAGGGACGGCCGGGCAGACCGGCCGTCCCTGCAAACAGGAGAGCACGATGAGAAAACTCGTTGCATATATGATCGTTGCGGGACTACTCGTGTGCGGCGCGGCATCTGCCGGCACCATCACGCAGTCACTCACGCAGCGACAGGTCCGCGATCCGCGTCAGCTCGAGACGATTCTCGAAGACAACTTCGCGGAGATCGACGACCGGACCGACGGAACCACCGACCAGGCCACGCTTGGAGTGACCGGGGTCGCGACGTTCAATCACTCGATTGTGGCCGTTTCCACGAACGACACGACCACGAACACCATCGTTAACACCGATGGCCAGGTCGACGGGGAGACACTCGCCGACGACACGATTGATGAGGACTCCCTTGACTTCGGGACCAACACGGACCAGGTGGCCGCGTCCGATCTGCCTGATGAAGACATCGGCGACATGTCTATATCGTCGGGTTCATTCACGCTGGATAATGACGTGGTGGCCGCGGCTGAAGTAGGCGTGATCGCGCAGACGGATACCAACGCCAATACCGTCGCCACGGGATACACGCCCGATTTCATCGGGCAAATCCTCAAGGGACTCGAAAACAGCTCCAACAAGATGTGGTGTGCCCAAAACACGACTACGAATGGTTGGGTCGTGTTTGTTGATCCGTAAAAACGCATGGGGATATGCCCCACACACACCCCGCCCT